TACCAGAAGCTGTTTATACAGAAAAAGATTTAGAAACAGAAGAAGAACACTTAGCTATTCGTTATGGCAACACAGTAGGTTTATTAGTAGAAGCTATTAAAGAACAACAAGAGCAAATAGAAAATCTTACAGCTAAAGTAAAAGAGCTAGAGGATAGATAATGGCGATACCCGCAAGTGGCTCAGTATCTTTAAGTACAATACAAAGCGAATGGGGTGGTAGTAATCCTATTAGCATGAATGAATACTATTCAGGAAGTTTACCTAGTGGTAGCACCTCTAGTAGTGTTAGTCCTACTGTAGCAACCCTTACCAATTCAACGAATGTTCCGGGGTCAAAATATGTTCCTGCTTATGTACTAACTGAAAGAACAAGTGGCTTTAAGAGTCAGTACGCACTTAATTATATTCCGGGTGCAATGGGGTCAGCTTCTGCAACATGGACAACTACAACAGGCAGAGATGTATCAGGTAATGCAGGAGCAATACCTTCTTCTGGAGCTATACAAATGAATCATTTTAGAGGCACTAGTTCTGGCTCATCAAGTAATTTACTTAGTTATGGATTTGGACTTTATCAGTCAAGTTCAACGGGTACATTTGGAAACGCCCTTTTTTTTTGTTGGATTCAGGGTCATTATGGAACGAGTGGTACTGTAGGCAATAACTGGACTAATGTTCCTTTTCGTTGGATAGACTCTGCTGCTAAAAATGGAATACCTGCTACTAGATGGTATGGCTCAGATAATCAAAGTAATAATGGTGCTAATACAGCTAAAGGTTCTTGCATACATGATACTTACCCAACTATTGGTGCTGTCACAAGATATTTATGGAGTAGTAATTTTAGTACAACAATAACTATGTCTGGAACATGGACTTTAACTATTCAACGCTAATGGTTGAAAAAGCAGAAGATATTATTTATTACGAAGAAACTATAACTGATGGTACTGTTGTTTATCGTTGTGATTATAAAGGCATTGCTATTCGCAAGATAAAATCTATGTTTGATGGCATGAAAGAATCTGATATTCAACAAGTATTTTTTGGACATATAAATACAGAAATAGACGAAACTGTTTATGATATAAGTAAACACGCTGAAAAAAATACAAGTGAGGAAATATAATGACAGTCCGATATGATTTTGTTGTAGTGCCAGATACTCTTAAAGTAATTGATGGTGAATTTCAAATAGTAGTAGTTGAAGGCAATCAGGGAGATGTAGTTTCTAGAACAGAAAAATCAGAAATAAATGAAATAGGAAAACAAACTTTTGATACTGAAAGTTCAAACATACTTAAAACTCCAAGTGCATTTTCTCTCATAAGAGGCAGCATAGAAGTTTCTGTAAGTTGGGAAGATGATGACATTACTGAGTCTGATATACAAAGACTAAACGAATTAACTGAAAATGATTATTTAAAAAATGGCTCTTTTTCAGAAACAAGTGTTGAAGAAGCTATGGCTAATAAAAAGTATAAAGCAAATTATACTTTTGGTAACAATTATGAAACTTTGCAAGAGAAAGGTTTTTCTTGGGGATTGTATGCTAAATATGGAGAAGTAAAAGCAACCCAAGATAATACTAGATTAATTTGTTTTCAACCTATAGTCGAAGGATATTATGGCAGTATTCTAGATATAGGCGTTGGCGAAACTAAAACGATTAATAAATCTGATAATTTAATGTATTTATTTTTTTCAGAAAATTGTTCTATAAATGGTACACAAATAAATCAGTATGATATTAAAAGATTAAATAGTTCTTCGGTAGATATTAAAAATGAATCAGAAGCTACTGCAAGAATCATGGTATATAGGAGGTAATAAATATGGCATGGAATTTAAAGAAAATATATAAATACAGCAGAGATGTATTTGAAGCAGACCATGGAGCAATTCTTGTAGAAGATGACTCTGGTGAAAAAAGATTAGATGTCCTTCAAGGAATGTATAGGGAATTTGGTTTTCCTTCAAATTTAAAAATGCTAATTAAGTTTGTTAAAAGTTCAAAAGAAAGAAGAAAGATTTTAATGGGTATTGACTACAATGAAGAAAGTTTTGTAAAAGAAGAAGTAGTTACAAAGTTATCAGATGTAGAATACTTACAATCTCTACCACCAAATACTGTTGGTGGTCATTTAGGAAATTTATTTAAAAATTGGTCGATAGAAGAACTGTATGACAAAAGATACCTTTCAAATGAAGAAAATGAAGAATCTTTTCTTAAAGGCAGTCTTGGCACAGAAATAAGGTCTAACACCTCAAGACATTTATTTTTGTGGCACGATATGATTCATATTTTATTTAGATACGATACCTCTATTTTTGGAGAAGCATTAGTACAGAAAGTCACTTGTCAAGCTGTACCTAGTTGGGCACCAACTTATGTAGCTTTTATAGTGACACTTAAAGTTGCTTGGCGTACTAAATCATTAATGCCTTTTAAAGCTTTCAAAGAAGCGGGTAAGTTAGGTAAGGCAGCCGATAAAAAAGATTTAATTTGTCGTAGTCCTTTATCTTTATTAGAAAGAGATATAGAAGAGGTAAGAGAAGAATTTGATATAGGTGTTCCTATTGAATTTTTAAAATGGTCAAAAAAACACCCAGACATTTTTAGAGGCGATTGCATACACCCAAAATATGAAAAGGATTTAATATGGCACAAAGCAGAATCAATTTAAGATGGAACTTTCCTATTGCTCAAGCAGCAATTAAGAAAATAAAATCAGTATATAAAGAAAAAGGTTTATTGGAATCCATAGCATATGTAATTGCTATAGTAATTGGATTTAAAGTTGTAGTTATCAATGGATTTATTTATTTAATAAATTATTTATTTTTGACCAACATTAAATATGGACCTGTTCTTTATTATATTTTTGGAGTTCAATTAATTTAGATGTTTGGATTAAGTGCATTTGCACAAGCACCTTTTGCATCTTTAGGAACAGCAATAGGTCCTAATGTAGTAATAGCTGTTGCAACAAATGTAGGAGTAATGTCTGTAGGCACAGTTGTAGCAAGTGCAGGTGCAAGAATACATGAAGATATTTCTGGATTACAAGCAACAACTTCAGTAGGAACTACTACATTTACAGCTACTACGACACCGCCTATAACAGGAGTATCAGCAACAGGTTCTGTTGGTAATTTACAAAATACTGCAGGTGCAGTTGTAAGCGTAGCAAATACATTTGATACCGATACTATTACAGGAACAACAGCAGTAGGAAACGCAGTTGTATTTGGTGGTGCAGTTCAAGGAGTTTCTTCTGATGCCAAAGTATCTGCACTAGGAGATGAAACAATAACTGCAGATTGTAATGTGACTGCAGCACAAATAGGGAGTGTATCTGCTACTACAGCTTTAGGTAATGAATCTTTAATTACAGAAAACAATATTGTACCTACAGGTGTATCAGCAACATCTGCTATAGGAAGTGAAACAATAATTGCAAAAGCAGTTGTAGAAGTTAGCGGTGTTACAGCTTCGGTTTCAATAGGTAATGTAAGAATTTGGAGTAGAGTTGATGATGACCAAAGTTCAAACTTTACACCAGTTAGTGATTCACAAACTCCTTCTTGGAGTACAGTAAATGATTCTCAAAGTCCAGATTGGAATGAGGTCGCATAATCAAAGAGGTAAATTATGCCAAGTTATGATAACGATTTAGTATTAACCGAACTAGCTACTGGTGAAGGTAGTGGTACATGGGGTGATACTACTAATGTAAATTTAGAGCTAATAGGAGAAGCTTTCTCTTATGGCACAGGTGCAACTTTTGGAAGTGATGCTGACCAAACTGTCACAGTAAATCAAGCTTCGCACTTATATAGAAGAATGTTTATCTTAGTCACTTCTACTCCTTCATTAAGTGCAACAAGAACCTTAACTATAAATCCAACCACGATTTCTAAAATGATGTTGATAAGAAATGGAACATCAGGAAATCAATCAATAATAATTAAACAAGGCTCAGGTGCAACAGTCACTATTCCAAATGGTATGACAAAAATGGTTATACTTGATGGAGCAGGTTCTGGTGCTGCAGTTATAGATTGTTTAGATTATGTAAGCTTATCTTCTAATGCAACTATAGGCGGAGTCACTCCTATTAGTGCAGACAGTACCACAACATTTCTTAATAAAACTTTTGATGCAGATGGAACAGGTAATAGCTTAACTAATATAGATGATTCTAATATAAAGTCTGGAGCAGATATAGATGCTGCAAAAATTGCAGATGGAACTATTAGTAATGCTGAGTTTTTACATTTGAATGGAGTTTCTTCTAATATTCAATCTCAACTAGACTCAAAGGGAGATATTACAGGAGTAACTGCAGGTAGTAATTTAACAGGAGGTGGCACTTCTGGTACTCCAACTTTGGCTCTTTCATCAACTCCAAGTGTTACAACAGTTACTGCATCAAGCACAATTACAGGAGATTTAAGACATAACAGTTCATCAGGCTTTTTATCTTCAAGCTCAGGTGCTGTAAACAGAGCACCTGATGTTTTAAAACGAGATTACTCAACTCCGCCATCAGGATTAGGCACAGCAGCTTCAGGATACTTTTGGCATCCATTGGGAACAACAGTTAGGTATGGTTATAACGGAACAAGTGTCACAGGAAACTATATAACATTAGGCACAGGCACATGGTATATAAGAGGCTCTGCTTCTTTAGGCAGGTATGCAAGTGATACTGCAGATACAACTTATATGTTTTTAGCTCACTCAGGAAATGCTAACAGTCATTTAGTAGATGGTATGGGTAGTGCTATTGGAGATTGGAGTACAACTACATTTATAGCAGAAGGGCAAATTACTTTAAGTGGTACTTATTATATTGGAATTAGATTTTATGCAGGAGAAGAAGTTAGATATAGATATGTAAGTAGTCAAAATTCTACTCAATATTTTTCTAATGCTTACTTATCAGCTTGGAGAATGTACTAATGATAGATAGAACAGGTTTAACAGAACAAGAAATAAATTTAATTGAACATTGTGTTGCACTTGAAGAACAAGAAATAATTGATTCTGATGGTGTTGTAATCTCAGGTAAAGAAACTGAGTTTGGTTTTGCTAACTTAGGCGAATGTTTGCAAAAGGTTTTTGATGTTGATGAAGCTGCAAGTACAAATTCAATAAACAAATTTAAAGCAATGTCTAGTGATACTAAAACTAACAAAGTGGCTCAAGACAAATCAGATGCTGTAGGTACTGCACAAAAATATTTGAAAGATACTGATTGGTATGTTGTTAGAAAAGCAGACACAGGAAAAGATATTCCTTCTGAGATTTCTACAAAAAGAGCAGAAGCACGAACAACAATAGATGACAATAAATAATGAGTAATGAAGCACTTAATAAGATACATTCACACGAAAGAGAATGTTCTATTAGATACGAAAATATAGAAAAACGACTTGATGAAGGTAATAAAAGATTTGTTCGTATAGAGCTTTTGATTGTAGGTCTATACGCAACAATGGCATCTATAGAAGTTTTAGCGAGGGTAATATGAGAATATTTTTAACAGAGTTTACTTACAAAGGAGAGACTCATGATGGTCCAGATATAATTGCAGAAAGCAGAGAGATAGCAGAAAAAACTGCTAAGAGAAAAGGAGTCACAGTTATTGGAGAACTTGATTCGCTTCTTGCAATAGAAGATGACAACATAGAAGTTTCTATGCACTAATGGACTACGACCTTGTCATAGGCATAGGTATTAATCTTTTATTTTTATCAGGTCTTATTAGTTTAAAAATATGGGCAGATAGAAGAGTAGAAAGAAATATGAAAGCTTATTTGAAATATTTAAAAGAAAATAGGAAATACGATGTATGAATACAAATGTACAGTAGATAGAGTTGTTGATGGTGACACTATAGATGTCACGCTAGATTTAGGTTTTTCTGTTCTTCATAAAACAAGAGTAAGACTTTTTGGAATCGATACGCCTGAATCAAGAACTAGAAATAAAGACGAAAAAGCTAGAGGTAAAATGTCTGCAGCTTTTTTAAAGATGGCTGTTGAAGGTGCAGATACAGTTGTAATAAGAACTAAATTAAGAGATTCAAAAGGTAAGTTTGGCAGAGTATTGGGTACAGTTGTTTGTGATGGAGAAGATGTAAACGAAGCAATGATAGATGCACACTTAGCAGCAAAATACTTTGGACAGAATAAAGCAGCAATAGAAGCTGTACATCAAGCTAATAGAACCAAGCTAATTGAAATGGGTCTCTTTGAGCCAGTAGATGGATGATATTGTAAGACTTATAACTGAGTTAGGATTTCCTGTTGCTGCAGCATTAGGACTTGGTATTTTTGTTTGGAAGCTTATAAATAGAATCATAGATGGCATGGAATCTAAAATAGATGTAGTTGATGATAAAGTAAATGAACAACTAAAAGCTATGGAAGGTAGATTGCAACAGAAGTTAGATGCACAACAAGGTATTCTTGTATCACTTATAGACCGAGTAAGAAGTGTGGATAATGAAATAATAAGACAAGATACTTTGTTAAAGACTATGTTGGGTGTGCCACAATTAGTACAGAAAGATAAAATAGCAAAGGCAGATAGAGATGACCAAAGAAAAGATTAAAAGAAAAAGAGGCAGACCTTCTAATGCAGAAGTAGCTGCTAGAAAAAAAGCAGAGCAAAAAGATTTAGCTTTAATTATTTGTATGTATGTTGGTTTGTTTATTGTTATAGCTTTTTGTGTAAACCTTGCACTAGCTAGTGAAATGACTTTCAAGTTTAAGTCGCCAAGCTTTTCAGGAGTTAATACATCTCAACATTATTTAACAATAGAAAATCAAGAACATACTAGATACAAAACTATACAAGAAGAAATAGAAGCTTTAGTAGAGCAAGCAGAAAGAGACCAACAAAATACTACTACAGCTAGATTTATAAGAAACTTTGAAACTAGAGTTTATGCCAAACTTTCGCAACAACTTGTAGAAAAATTATTTGGAGAGACTCCACAAGATAATGGAACAATAGAGTTAGAGGGGAACACTATTGATTATAAAGTAGATACTACAAACATTACATTGACAGTCACGAATGAAGATAACAAACAGACAGTTATTACTTTTCCTCTCAATAGTTTTACTTTCTAGTTGTACTGTTTTTTATGATGATGCTTTGCCTAATCAAGAGATTTCTAAGTATCCTGAAAGAGTTGGAGTAATAAATAAAGCTATTACTGAAACACTACCTGCAGAAAAAAAACCTATAGTAGCTGTATATCCAACTTCATTTACAGACCAAACTGGACAAAGGAGAAGCAATAATAGCTTTGCTACATTTAGTACAGCAGTCACACAAGCACCTTATGTTTTACTTATAAAAACATTGAAAGAAGTTTCAGGCGGAGAGTTTTTTGAAGTAGTAGAAAGAGTGGGTTTAGATAACCTTACAAAAGAAAGACAGCTTATAAGAAGCACAAGAGAATCTTTTGATGACCCACAAAAACTTAAGCCTTTAATGTTTGCGGGTTTGATAATGGAAGGTGCAATAATAGGCTATGAGACTAATACTAGAAGCGGAGGTAGAGGTGCAAGGCTATTAGGTATAGGTGCTTCTAAAGAATATAAACAAGATACTGTGACTTTATCTTTAAGAACTGTATCTGTATTAACAGGCAGAGTATTGATAGAAGTTTCAATAACAAAAAGCATTTTAAGTGTTGGCACAAATCAAGACGGATTTAGGTTTATAGAAAACAGAACAGAGCTAATTGAAATAGAAAATGGTGATGTAGAAAATGAAAGCGTCACGATAGCATTGCAGTCTGCTATAGAAGAAGCAATATTAGCTACTATAGAAAAAGGAATTCAAAAAAATTTTTGGAGTTATAAGGAATGATAAAACTATTACCAGTTATATTTTTGTTATCAATAAATATTTTTGTTGCAGACAATGAAATATCTATTGACCAAACTGGAGCTACAGCTAATTTAGATATAGAGCAATTAGGTTCTGGAAACTTAATTGGTGGCTCAACTGCAACTGCTGGTTCTATGACAGCCTTGGATTTAGATGGTGCAACGATGACTTTAGATATTAACCAATTAGGTAGTTCTAATTTATTTAGAGGCGATATATATGCAGACAGCTATACAGGGTTTTTTGAATTTACAGGAGACTCTAATACATTTGCTATGCAAACAGACCCAAACAATACTTATGGTGCTGATAGCTCAAATGTAAATGTACAAGTATCAGGCTCTTCAAATGCTTTTACTTTAAACCAAGCTACTAATGCAATGGCATCTACACTAGATTTAGATTGGACTATCAATGGTTCAAACAACAGCATAACATCTTCTATTGACCAAGATTTAGCTACAAACTATATGAATATTAGTGGCTCTGATAATACAGTCACTTTTGATGGAGATGGCTACCAAGGTGCATATTTTCATCTGACTCATACTGGAGGCTCTAGAACTATAAATGTCACACAACAAAGTACACTTGATAATGATTGGCTCAAGATTACTTCTTCTGGTTCTAATGGTACTTTCTGTGTCAATCAAAACGACCAAGGCACTAGCACAAGTTGTTGATATAGGAACAGTAGAACAAGTATCAGGATATGCTCGGATAGAAAGAGATAAGAACTATGATGTAGTGACTGACTTTGGGATTCAGTCTTACGACAAAGCACAAACTGAAGCAGGTCGTATGGGCATAAGGTTTGTAGATGATACAACTATAAGAATTACAGAACACTCTATGGTTGTTATAGATGAATTTGTTTTTGACCCAAACCCTGATAACTCAAAGTTAGCTTTGAATTTTGTAAAAGGTACAGCTAGATTTACTTCAAGCTTAACCAATGCAATATCAAAAAAAAATATTAAGTTAAAAACTAATTCTGCAGTAGTTGGTATACGAGGTACAGATTTTACTATTACAGTAGAACCTGATACTGGTAAGAGTTTATTTATATTATTGCCAGATGAAAATGGAAATCCTTCTGGAGAAATATCAGTCACAACTGCTATTGGAACAGTTATATTAAACAAGCCATATCAAGCAACAACGACTAGAGTTTATGAAGCAATGCCAAGTAAACCAGTCATTTTAGATTTGTCTTTAGATTTTATAAATAATATGTTGTTGATTGCACCACCAGAAGAAGATAAAGAACAAGAAGAAGAGCAATCAGAAAGCAAGCAAGATAATAACTTGTTAGATTTTGGAGAGTTAGATATTGATTATTTAGCTGATGACTCTTTAGATAAAGACGAATTAGAATTTACAGAACTAGATTATGATGCTTTGAATGTAAATTTTTTAGAAGATTTACTTGATATAATTACAGAGCTTGATGTTTTAGATAATGAAGAAGAACTTACTCAAACAATATCTGCTGTAAATATAGAAGGAACTAATATAGGTCAAGACCAAAAAACACAGATAACAACAGTAGTTTCAGGTCAAGAAATAAAACTTACAAGAGAAGTTGCACAATCAACATCTATACAAATAGATAGTGGTGAAAGTTATTTAGTTGTATTAGAACAAGATGGAGTAATGAATCAAGTTAAAGTAAATGGTGGAGGGTCATCAGTAATAGTAATAAGACAAAGTCAATGAGAAAAATATTATTAACAATAATTACATTTGCATTTTTATTAGGTTGTACAGAAACAATCGTAGCTTATGATGAAGCTACAAATAATTTTATTATGAAGCAAGGCAAAGCAACTGCAGGAACAATAACTGTAGATAAGAATGATAACTGTCAAGTAGTTGATGGAATCTTTGTGGTGTGTGGTCAATGAGCAAAATACTTTTAGGAGTTATAGCAGTTTTAGTTTCTATATGTGGATTTTTGTATTGGCAAAATTCTTCTCTTCAATCTTTAAACAGAGCATATGAGTTAAGAGACCAAGAACAAAAAGAAGCAATAGAAAGTATGCAGCAAGATTTTGAAATGCAAACACGAGGATTAGTAGAACTTCAATCAAGAAATCAAGAAATCCAACTAGAGATGAATAGGTATCTTGATATTTTTAAAAGACACAATCTTAGCAAGCTAGCAGCAGCTAAACCGGGGTTGATAGAAAAGAGGGTGAACAATGGAACTAAAGAAGTATTTGATGGCATTGAAGCAGATAGTCGTATTATTGATGGTCTCGATGATGGCTTACAGTTGCAGCCTGATTCCTAAACAAGTAGATGTAATAAGCAAACCTCTCAAAAGAACCATAGCTCAACCAGTTATGCCTAGAGAGATAGATTTAAACGAACCCTATTGGTTTGTAGTGTCAGAGCTTAATGTTGATGAGTTTTTAGAAAGAGTAAAAAAAGAAGAAGGTCGTATAGTATTTGTAGCTATGTCAATTCCTGACTATGAGTTGATGGCTTACAATATGCAAGAACTTAAGAGGTATATAAATGAGCTTAAAGAAGTGGTGGTCTACTATAGAAAAGTCACTACCAATGAGGAATAAGAAAATGAAAATATCTAAAGAGGGTATTGCCCTTATTAAAAAGTTTGAGGGTTTAGAACTTACAGCCTATCAAGATAGTGTTGGAGTTTGGACTATAGGTTGGGGTCACACTAAAGATGTATTTGAGGGAATGGAAATTTCTAAAGAAGAAGCAGAAGCGTTTCTAGAAATAGAGCTTGAGGAGTTTGAAAGTTATGTCGAAGATTTAGTAGATGTAGAACTAGAACAATGTCAGTTTGATGCTTTAGTTTGTTGGACATATAACTTAGGACCAACAAATTTAGCTAGCTCTACAATGCTAAAAGTTTTAAATAAAGAGATGTACGAAGAAGTTCCATATCAAATGAAAAGATGGAACAAAGCAGGAGGAGAAGTATTACAAGGATTAGTTAGAAGAAGAGAAGCAGAAGCTTTACTTTTTCAAGGAGAGCCTTGGCACGAAGTATAAATGGCATTAGTTAAATATCAATTCAGACCCGGAATAAATAAAGAGCTAACTTCATATGCAAATGAAGGTGGCTGGAGCGACTCTGATAAAATTAGATTTAGATTTGGCAAACCTGAAAAAATAGGAGGCTGGTCTAAAAATTCAACTAATAGTTTTTTAGGAACTTGCAGAGCATTGCATACATATAAAACTTCTACTCTTGCTTCTTACAATTCATTAGGCACACATTTTAAATGGTACATTCAAGAAGGTAATACTTTTTATGATATTACACCTGTTGATAATACAACTGCTGCAGGTGATGTGACTTTTACAGCAGCAAATGGTTCTACATCTTTAACAGTAAATGACACAGCACATAATGCAAATCCCGGAGATTTTGTAATTTTTTCTGGTGCGGTAGCTGTAGGTGGTAATGTTACTGCTGATGTTTTAAACCAAGAATATCAAATACAAACTACAACAACTAATACTTATACAGTTACTTTAGCTCAGGCTTCAGACCATACTGGTAGTGGTGGTGGTTCAAACACAGTTGGAACATATTTATATGGTTCAGGTCTAGATGTATTTGTTGCAGGAACAGGTTGGGGTGCAGGTCAATGGGGTGAAAGCACTTGGGGTAGTACAAGTCCTGTTGCTGTTTTTAGTCAATTAAGATTATGGAGTATAGATAATTTTGGAGAAGATTTAGTAGCTGTACCTAGGGGTGGTCCTTTATTCATCTGGCAAAAAGCAAATGGTTTAGGTACTAGAGGAGTCTTAGCAAGTTCTTTAGCTGGTGCAAGTAATTGTCCTATATCTGCTTTTCAAGTTATGACTTCTGATGTAGATAGACATTTAATAGCTTTGGGTTGTAATCCTATTGGAAGCAGTACAGTAGACCCTTTGTTTGTAAGATGGTCTGACTCAGAGAATATGGTTGATTGGACACCATCAGCTACAAACTCAGCAGGTGGAGTAAAGCTATCATCAGGTAGTCAAATTATTGGTGCTATACAAACAAGACAAGAAACATTAGTTTTTACTGATACAAGTATTTTTTCTATGAGATTTGTTGGTAGTCCTTTTTATTTTTCTTTTAATGAAATAGCTAGAGGAATAGGAATGATTGCACCTAAAGCAGGAGTCGCAGTAGGCGGTCAAGTTTACTTTATGGATGATGGTGCTTTTTACAGAGCTACAGGTAATATAGAAAGAATACCTTGTACTGTGCTAGACCATGTTTTTAGCGACATAAATAAATCACAAAGATTTAAAATTTTTGCAGGACACAATCAAGTTCACAATGAAGTTATTTGGTTTTATCCTTCTGCAAGTAGTACCGAGATAGATAAGTATGTGACTTATAACTATGCGGAAAAAGTTTGGACTGTTGGAACTACTTCAGATGGCTATACAAGAACTGCATGGAATCCAGCACCTTTGTTAGACTTTCCATTAGCTACAGGCAAATTAGATAACACACAAAATAATTATCTTTACAATCATGAAACTGGTAATACTGCAGATGGTTCTGATTTTAGTGCCTATATAGAATCAGCAGATATTGATTTAGACCCAGATGGAGAATCATTTATGTTTATTAGCAAAGTAATTCCAGACATAGAGTTTTTAGAATCTAGCAATTCTAATGATACTGTTAATTTAACTTTGAAGGGTAGAAGGTATCCAGCAGAAAGTCGCTCAACTTTATCTACTATTTCTTTAACACCAAGTACACAGTTTACAAATACAAGAGGTAGAACAAGACAAGTTTCTGTTCGTATTGAAAACAATACTGGAGATTTTCGCTGGCGACTAGGTGATTCTAGATTTGATATTCGTTCTGATGGGAGAAAATAATGGCAGCTAAATCATCACCACCTTTACCATTACCAGAAACAGAGTATCAATTAGAAAATGAATTTGTAACTAGAAGAACTATAGAGCAAATAATACAAGATATATTTAATGACTTAGCTAATGTAGATACTTTAAGAACTGCTTCATTATCTAAGGCAATAAAGCGTCATCAATTTTTATTAATGGGTACTAAAGGAAATGTCTGATAGTTTAAAAGTATTAGGACAAATAGCACCAGCAGCTACTACAGAAACAGATTTATATACAGTACCTGCAGCTACACAAACTACTGTTAGTTCAATAGTAATAGCTAATAGAGATTCAGGTGCAGCAACTTACAGATTGTCTGTATCTACAGCAGGTTCAGCAACTGGAACAAAAGACTATTTAATTTTCGACAAAGCATTAAGCGGTAATACAACTGATACATTAGTGATTGGCATTACTCTTAATGAAACTGATAAAATAAGGGCATATGCGTCTACTGCTAATCTTAGTGTAAACGCATTTGGCTGTGAAACATCTGAGGAATAATATGAATAATATCCAAAGCCAAGTTAAAAACATAGCTTCTAGAGGAAGATATGGAGACTCTACTCTTGTACATATGAACCCAACTGAATTAAGTGGGTTAGCACAAATGGGTCAAATGACTGTCAATCCAGAAACAGGATTGCCTGAAGCTTTTGGCTTGCGTGATGCAATCCCTATTGCTGCAAGTATTGTAGGTGGTGTATTTGGTGGACCAGTAGGTGCTGGTCTTGGTTCAGGTTTAGCAACAGGTTTATTAGAAGGAGACTTAAAGAAAGGTTTATTAGCTGGTCTAACTTCGTATGGTTTTGGTTCTATATTACAGGGTGCTGGTGCTGCTGCTAAAGGTGCAGAAGCTGCAGCAAAAGCAACAGGAGAAGTTGCTGCAGAAGAAGCTGCAAAATTAGCTGCTGAAGAAGCTGCTAAAGCAGGTACTGAAGAGGTAGCTAAAGCTGCAACAGAAGAAGTAGCCAAAGCTGCTGGAGAAGAAGTAGCTAAAGCTGGTACTGAAGAAGTTGTATCGCAAGCTGCTAAAGAGGCTGGTATACAAGCAGGAGATGTTGCAAGACAATTTGCTTTAGATAATCCTCCAACAAGTTTACTCACATCTGCTAAAGATGCTTTTACTCCAACAACTGGAACAGAAGGTTTTGGTAAGTTTACTTCTGTATTTGATAACTTAGCTTCAGGTGCTGCACAACCATCAGCCTATATACCTATTGGTATAGGTGGTAGTGGTTTAGGCATGATGCAAGCACAAGAACAATATGAAGAAGATTTAGCAGAAGGTCAAAGGCAAGACTTATTGCAAAGAGAGTACGAAGCTATGATGAGACCTGAGCCTATATTGTATTCAGCTACAGGAGGTCTTACACAATTTAACGAAGGTGGCGATACAAAACCACAAGTTATTTCTAGACAAAAAAGACCTTATGCAATTAACACAGATTATATGCCGGGCATAAATCCTGAAGTTTTATATTTTAATCCAGCTACTATGAACCCTGCAGCAATGACTATTATGGAAGATGGTACTGATGTAAATAGAACTGTACAACAAAATCCAATATCGCCAGATTTTTACGACAACTTTAGCAAAGGTGGATTTGATGTAGATTATAAAACTGTTCCAACTCAAACATCTATAGACCCTTATCAAAAATATACAGGTGTTGCACCGCCAGCTTATCTACAAAAATCAGCTATACCTAGTCCTGAAATAAACATGAAACCATTAGAGACTATGCCTTTGCCAGCACAAGATGACCCTTTGGATGATATACCAGCTACTTATAACGGAATTCCTATGCCAGTTCTTGCTTCTATAAGCATGGGTATGGGATTACAACCTAAAGGAATGTTGAAAGATTATATAGATTCTGGAGGAGAAGTAGCTACAGCAGATGCAAAGGCTTCTTTATTTAATAAAGGTGGCGAAACATCTATTGACCCACTAATAAAAGAAGCAAAATCTTTTATTATGGGAGAAACAGAAGATGACAGCATTGTACAAAAGTTTGTAGAAAAATATGGAACAGATGCTTACTTAGCTTTAAGAGAAGAGGTTTTACAGTCTTTAATACCTAATGCACAAACAGAAGGATTAATTGCAGGTAAAGGCAATGGCGGTATGGATGATGACCTTCGAGGAAACATTGGAGGAAAAGAAACTATAGCTGTATCACAAGATGAATTTATAGTTCCTGCAGATGTAGTGTCTATGTTAGGCGATGGTAGTTCTGATGCTGGTGCAAAAGAACTTTATGACATGATGGATAGAGTTCGCACAGAAAAGTATGGAACTAAAGAACAAGCTAAACCTATAGACAGCAGTAAGGTATTGCCAAGATGAATGATGTTGCATTAAAAAATGAGGCTACTGGAGAATATAATTTTTCTATAGTTAATAATGACGAGTTAGTTTTAGTTTGGGAAGGTGCTAAAAAATATTTAGAAAAATCTTGTAAGCGTTCTAATGGTCGTATTAGACCTGAAGATATTTTTTATGATTGTTTAAATGGTAGTCATAGACTTTGGATAGTATTTGATACTGGCTCATTTGATATAAAAGGAATAGTAGTCACACAAAAAGTAATATATCCAACAGGCAAAGCTATGTTAAGTCTTGAACATATTACTGGAAATAATATGGAGGACTGGGTTGAAACTCTTATAGAAGAGTTAGAAGTAGTTGGCAAAAAAGATGGGTGCGATGGCATAGAAGGTATAGGTCGTGCAGGATTTTGGAACTGGATTAAAGATAAAGATTGGAAAAAACTAGCAGTTTTTTTTGAATATAACTTTGAGGTAAAAGATGAGAAGATATAAAGGTGGAGGAGGAACTCCGCAGAAACAAGAAGTTTTTTCTACAAAACTTCCAGCATTTGCACAGCCTTATTTTGATAGGCTTTTGCAAAGAACTGAGTCATCAAGTTTACAACAATATACTCCATATGGCGGAATAAGACTTGCAGACTTTGGACCTGATGAAGCTTTATCACAAGCTATGACTAGAGGTTTCGGTACTGCAGGTACGCCTGATGAATTTACTCAAGCTTCTGAAAATCTTGGACAAATAGCTTCAAGCAGACCAAATATAAATCCATATGAAAGATTATCTTTTGAAGATGGCATAAGTCAGTTTATGAACCCATATCAACAAAATGTAATTGACATAGCTAAAAGAGAAGCTATGAGAGGTTCTGAGATGCAAGCTGACCAAATAGCTTCTAAAGCTGCACAGTCTGGAGGTTTGGGCGGTTATCGTGAAGCTATTATGCAATCTGAAAGAGAAAGAAACTTAGGACAAAGATTAGATGATATACAAGCTAAAGGACAAGACAGAGCATTTAATATGGCTATGCAACAACTAGCTAGAGAGAGACAAGTAGGCTTGCAGGAAGAACAGCTAAGACAAGCTGGGGATAGACTTGGAATACAAGGCAGTCGTTCACTTGCAGATATTGGTTCATTAATACAGCAAGATGCTTTAAGTAGAATTGGTGCTTTAGGCAGGATTGGAGAACAAGAAAGAGCAATGAGACAAGCTGGTCTTGATATAGGTTATGATGATTTTGTAAGACAAAGAGACTTTGATAAAGACCAATTAGGATTTTTAAGTAATGTACTTCAAGGTATTCCTATTAAACCAGACCAAACAGTATCAACATTTCAAAGGCAACCCGGATTATTACAGCAAGCCACAGGTGCAGGTCTTACAGGACTTGGCATATATAGAGCTTTACAACCGAGTGGTGGAGGACAAGCATGAGCAACTTAGTAGAGATAGCAAAAGATTTAGAATATGTTCCTGATGAACAACTAATAGAATTAGCTAATGGAAGTGACCCTCGCTTTCCACCTTTTGTAGTTATATCAGAGATAAAAAGAAGAACTGATATGAGAAGTAGAGCATCTGAGCCAATGCCTAAAACTACAGTTGCACAAGAAATGGTTCAAGAATTTGCTATGCCTAGTAGGCAAGGCTTGGAAGGTATGTCTCAGGATGCTACAGGTATCCTCCCCCCAACTGTATATAATAGAGATATGCCTTCCTCTATGATGGCTGATGGCGGTTTAACTGGTTATCAAACTGGTAATCAAACTTCACTAGATGGTACTTTTATTTATGGCGACAACTATAAAAATCATTTAAAAGATTATTTAGACATGAAAAGAAGAACAAGCACTATGGATGAAAGAGAACAATCTTACCTTGCACAAAAAAATTCAACATATCCAATGCTTTCAACTACTCCTGACTTTGATATGGATATGAGTGGCATTAGTGCATTAATGCCTACTCAAACAGATTTGGACTCAACACTTGTAATGCAAAAAACAGAAGATAGACCATTATTTATAGCAGATACTGGTAGTCCAAATTTAATATCAGAATCTAAAACCTCTAATTATTTACAAAAACTTTTAGAAGAAGCTAAAGAAAATTTAAAAGTACAAAAACAAAGAGGCGATAGAGGCGGACTTGGCGGTGGCACTTCTTATATTGACCAAGCACAAGCACGAGTAGATAGACTTCAAAAACAAGTAGACTCTAGAAGTAACAAAAAGAATTTTGTCCTTGATACACAAAATCTTTTAAAAGAAAGTGTTGGGCAAGAAACAGAAGCTTTAGCAACAGCAATCAAAGTGCAAGAAGATAAAGAAGCAGCAGAAGTAGCAGAAGCAGCAAGACTTGCTACAGAAGAAGCAGAAAAAAAGAAATTTGCTAATATGGATTTGGACTTACCTGAAAGAACACAAAAGCCTAGAACTGAAGCACAAATGAAACAACAACTAAACGCAGATGTTCTTATGACTTTAGGTACTGCTATTGGTAGTTCTGCTACACCCTCAGAAATATTCTCCAAATTATCTGGATTACCTGCACAGCTTTCAGCAACTAGAAGAGAGCAAAGAAAAGAAGTTAAAGACTTTGAAGATACTAGAAGAGCAGATGCTTTAGCAAAACTTAATATAGAAATTAATTTGAAAAAACTAGACCAAGCTACAGAGCAAGCTAAATTAAAAGGAGATGCTAATGATGTTGCTGCTATAAATGCACTAGCTGATGTTTTATCAGGCACATTAGATACAAATTCGTCAAGATATAAAGCTGCTGAAAGAGCCTTAGATAGTATTATTGCAAAATTATCTGGCGGTAATACTAATACACAAGGAATATCTGCTTTGTCTGAATTACTAATACCTACGGAGAGTTAATGTCTACTAGATATAATTTACCAGATGGTAGATTTATAAATGTTCCTGATAATCCTGACAGGCAATACCTTATTAGATTACAAAATACTTTAGCTCAAGAGTATCCTGATTTTATAGAACCTTATACAGAACCAGTTGAAACTACTTTTGGTGGAGATTTAGCAGAAGTTTATAAAGGTATACCAAGAGGATTGGCAAATACTCTTTTATCTGCTGGTGAAGGTATAGCTAATTTATTTGATAACGATAATGATAATGCAGTTGGCAATGCTCTAAGAGATGCACAACAAGCAATAAATGAAAGTGCTTTAGGTGCAGCAGAAGGATACGAAGAAAGATTTAGTACACAGTTTGGACAAGGTTTAGGTTCTCTTGCTGCATTTTTTATTCCGGGTGGTGCTGCAGCAAGACTTACTGGGTTAGCAGGCAAAGCTAAAAACTTACAAGGTTTAGTAAATCAAAGTGTATTGCAAGGAAGAAATCCAAAACTTACAGAAAAACTAACAAAAAGTTTAGATGATGTCACTAAAAGATTAAACAAAGTACAAGTTGGTACTGGCTTAAGTGTAGCCATGCCTTCAGGTATAGCTGCACAAGGTCGCAGAATAGAACAAGCAGAAGCATTAGGCGAAGATGTTAGTGCAGGTCAAGAAATTTTATCTGAAGTATTAGGTGCAGGTATTGGTGCTACAGAAATATTTGCACCTACTTTCTTATTAAGAAAAATAACTAAAGCTGGTGCAACACAACTTAATGTTTTAGATAGAATTAAATCTGCTATGGCTACAGGTACTGTAGAAGGATTGCAAGAAGGGTTAGCTGAAATATTACAAGATGCAGTAGCTGCTGGTGTATATAGTGATGAACTGCCTATTGGAGAATCTGTATTTGATAGCATAGTGACCGGTGGTGCTGTTGGTGCTTTTGCTGATTTAGTATTACGAGGGTTTGCTGGACCTTCTCGTATTGGTCAAAGCTTTGATTTAGAACAAGAAACTTTGTCTAGAAAAAAAGCAGATGAAATAAGAGCAAAACAAAAAGCAGAACAACAAGCAATATATGATAACAATGTTCCTTTTGTAGAAGATGAAGTTGTTATTGCAGCAAGTCAAAGAGAAGATGGTAGCCTTGGACCTTTAATAAAAAGCGAACCTATACCAGAGTCAGATGCTACAACATCACAAAGAGAAGAACTTCCTTTCTTAGAAAATGTAGAGGTTGTAAACAATGAAGATGGTTCTTCTTCTGTTGTTGGCATGGTATCAGGAACAGAATACAGCAATCACTTTATACCTATAGAAGGTTTTGATAGAGATGGTAATTTAATTGAAACAAATCCTGATGTATTAGGTGCAATGGAAGAGGCATCTCAAAATGCTTTAGTAGTAGCCGATGAGTTAAGAACTAAATTCATAATAGATACTGGTAGTCAAATATCAGATATTGTTGGGATGAAAGATAATTCAACACTTCAAAAACTAACACAAAATTTATATGACCCTTTATCTTATCAAATAGATGCTAGGAAAGTTGCTGTTATGGAGTCTACTATTAGCAAAGAAAGGCAAGAACAGTTAGCTAGAATAGATAAAATAGAAGCTTTAGAAAAAGTTCTTAATGCTCAAATGATAAGAGACCTTACTGGAGAAGGTACGCTTGATGAAAATAAAATAAAAGAACTAGAAAAATTAATTGCTTTAAATAGACCTGCTTATCCATTAGATGCTATTCCACCTAAATACCCTAATGGCAGAAAAAAAACCAAAGCACAACTTAAAAAAGAACTTACTGCAGAGCTTGGCTCTGAAAAAGCAAAAGACCTCATGGAACGCTATGACAATGGCGATATTGTTTCACCTATTCAAGAAGTAATTAGAGAAGCCGAAGGAAGTATTTTAGAAGATTTATATAAAATAGCAGATGCAAAAGGAATAGAAAGAAAAGGCTATTACACAATACCTGAAGTCAAAAAGCTTTTGAAACCAAAAGACTTTAATCAAGCTTTATCTGATAAAGCTCATACAGTTTATAGAGAAGATGAACAAAGAGGAATAAAAAAAGCTATTGCTAGAGACAAAAATAAAATAGATGTAAGTCCTGAAGCTTTTGAGGAAATATTCGCAGCTAAGAATTTTGATGGAAATATTACCAGTCCAGAGTTTGATTTTATTAACTCTCAACTTGTAGGAGAAGCTAAGTTTTCTAGGATGAACAGGGGTCAAAAAGAACTCTTGATGACTAGAATACAAGGTCTGCCTAGATTTAATACTTTAACTAAGATACCTGATTTAAAACCCAGACAATATACAGCACAACAACTCAATGCTTTTTATCAAGGATATGTTAATGGCAAAATAACTGATAAAGAAATACAAGCTTTCTTTAAATCACAGAATCTAACAAATACAAAAACACAAAGAGATAAATTTAAAAACGATTTACTTAATAGTGGTCGTGCAACTAAAGTAGGAAACCGAGTACAAGGTAATCCTTTATTTCTACAACAACAAGAACAGCGACAGTTCGATGAGGCAAATCAACCAGAAGAAGTTGAAGTTCTAGCCTTAGACCCCCCTATAACAAATAAAACTTATGATTCTCTTTATGAGGATTTTAGAAATCGTTTAAATAAACTAGGTCTTTCTGACATAGGTTTAAGATTTACAGACCAAATGCGACAAGTGAGAAATGCTGTAAGAGATGATAATGGAAATATTATAAGTTTAAAAACACTTAAGGATGCCAAAGGTAAACCTATTACCCCTCTAGCAGAAGTAGATAAAGCTATGCAAGAGTTAGTTTTTTATATGGGAGCGATTGACCCTAATAGAACTTACGATAGAAAAAACTTTGAAGAACAAATACAAGGAACTTTTGCACATGAAACATATCATAGCTTGCGTGTTTTAGATTTAATTACGCAGAAAGAACATGAGTCTTTAGTTAAAGAAGCTAAAGCAAAATTACCTGATAATGTACTGGAACAGCTAAAGAAAGAATATGTTGATTCTAAAATATTAGCTGAAGATTCTGCAATGCTTCAAGAAGAAATGGTTGCTGAGTTATTAAGATTACATACAACTAATCCTGAAGTTTTAAACAAACCAACAAGAACTATTTTTCAAAAAATTCTAGATTTTATAAGAGAATTTGTTGGAGCAACTTTTAATAGTGATTTTAGAAATCCAGTTAAAATTTTAGAAGATATTAATAGTGGAGTGATTGGTGCTAGAGAAAGGAATGTTATTCGTTCAAGACGAGACACAGATGCTTTTGGCGATAGATTATTGAGTTCAGAATTAAGAGCCGAAGATGCTCAAAAAATTGTAAGTGAAGATGATGCTAGTAATAGTGATGCAATTAGAACAACAAATAATTTAGATAGTTATTTGCCTGACCCTGCTTACAGATTAAAACCTACACTAGATATAGATACATTACTGGGAGAGTCTGATGCTCAAGTTGCAGTTATAAATCTAGCAAGAGATAAAGGCGTTATAAATATTACAGCAGAAGATTTACAAAATCTTTACAACGAGGTTAAGACAACTAGTACACAGACTCCTCCACCTTTTAAAGATATGAGGCAGTTAGCTAATGAAGTTAAGGAAGCTATACGCTTAGGTGTAGATGCTGACTGGTATCAAAGATGGTCTTTACAATTACCCGCACTTGTAGGAGATGCTAACATCACAGAGTTTAGTGGAGTCTTTGGAGTCACTTCTGAACAAGGCACACCTGAACAAAACTTTAAGGATACTTTGCGTACCATGATTGAGGCTAGGAAAATAGACCCAGTTGCTAATCCTAAGCAGTTTAAAAACGCTTTGTTAAAAAATGCTGTTGGCAAAAAAGAACCAAGACGAATAGATAAACTAGTTAAGTTTTATCAAGATGGATTATTTGAAAGAGTAAAGTCTGGTCAAAAAACTGCAACATATGCTCAAACAATTAAAGAGTTAGCACAAGGAAGGTTCTCGCCTTTCACAGTTATAGATAGGCACATGATAAGAAACTTAGGATTAGTAAGACCTAATCTTAAAAACGAACCTACATCTGCTAACGATTTAGATTATCAAATTGGTGAAGCACAAATGCAACTGTTAGCAGACCGAACATATAGAGTTGATGGTAAAGATTATATTTTTCCATCAGCACATCAAATACAAGCTTTGCTTTGGGGTTATCAAAGATATAAAACTAATGTGACTAACGAAGGTAGTTTTCAAAAGTCTGTTATGGAGTCAAAGACAGAAGTAAATGAAATGAAAGCTATGATGCAAAATGGACAATGGCAAATGGATACGCCATTGAAAGACTACTTCATTTACTCACCAACTTTTACAAACCAGACAGGAACAAATACGACTGGTAATATTTCTGTGCTGCAGGAAGCAGCGTTAAACGCTGCAACATTTATTACCTTTGAACATATGGTTGGTAGAGATAGAGGTTATGCACCTGTAGGAAAAATAATATCTCAAGATGCAAGAAATCAGTTATACAAAGATATGATGCAAGCTACTACTGTAGGGCAATCAAATAGATTCTTAAGAACTTTAGGAATATCACATAGATTAGGAGTATCTGCTGGAACTTATGAAGGAGAGTTAAATCTAAATACACAAATAGCTTTACCTAATCAACCACCTGTAATTGTAGAAGCTGTATCTAAAGTAATGGGAGATGCTTTCTTGCAAGACTCTGTAATAGTCACTCAACCCAAAGCAAGAGGTTATCAAAAAACTGGTGTTTATTTAGAGCGTAGAGATGGCAAACCTTTTAAAGCTCAAGAATTAAGAGATATATTTAATAGAGTACAAGAGCGAGACAATACTAAAAACTTTACTTATATGACACATCAAAATGCTAATGGTGTGACTTTTATTGATGATGCTAGTTTTTACAAACCAAACTACAATCGAAATGATTTAGATACATTTGCAGAATTTTTTAGAGAGGTTTTCCCAACACAAGAAACAGAGTATAATCTTAATCTATATGGACAAGAAGGAAGATACTACGAACATAAATCAGGCGACTATCGAGGAGCTATCCAAACGCTTGCAGATGCCAGTTTTGCCGGAGACGCATCCTTTGTACAGCGAGCCGCCATCAGCAGTCTTTATCTCCCCATCTACAGAGTCTACGAAAAATTCGCAGAAGAACAAGGGATAACACCACCACCTACCAAACCTTTTGAAGAAGGTAATAGTTCTGTAATAACAGATACCAAAGGAATAATAGAAGCACAAGCTAAGGCTGATGCAGAAGTAGCTAACACCAGTCCTACTGCTATACCTAGAATTAATAACAATGCTAGCGGTTTTGCTTTAAAAGTTGCTTTTGATTTTGAAGAAGGTGGCAATGACAACTACCTAGATATACCAGCATTTAAGATGGCAGATGCACCAGTACCAAAAAAATATGAAAAGCTTGTAGAAAAAGTTAATGGTCCAGCAAGAACTACTAAGTCTTATGGAGATGTTGCACTTGACTTACTTAATGACGATACTCCTGTAAGAAGATGGATAACTACATTAAGAAAAAATATAGTAGATAAAAATGCTGTTCAAGAATTATCTGTAAGACTAGGCATTACAAAGAACGAAGCACTAAGAACACTAGAAGCAGATGCTGCAACAGGTGCAATACAAGCATTGCGTTGGGTAGATAAGTCTAAAGGTATTTTTGCTTCTATGTTAAAGCATGGTTTTGTCACACTAGATAAAGGACTAACATCTGTACAAAAAGATTCAAAACTAAATCTTATAAATGTTTTTGCACCTTTATATCAAAAATCTGAGAATGATAATGTTAATTATGAAGAGCTAGCCAAGCTTTATTTTATTGCTAGACGAGGAGAAAAGCTTAATGAAAAAGGTAAGCCAATTCCACTTACAGAAGCAGAGATAGAACAAGGATTACAGATAGCAATAGATTATCCTTTTATAGAAGAAGTCTTTAATAACTTTCAAGAATACAACAACAAGACAATAGATTTTGCTGTTGATTCAGGAATATTATCTAATGCACCTAACATAAAAGAAATCACAGATGCTTTGAAAAAAGGCGGTATTGAATCTACTAAGGGCAAAACTCCAGAAGAAATATTAGAGCTTGCTAAAAATTACAATGAAAGAGTTAAGCCTGAGAACAGAATAGAACTTAGGTCTACTGCACAAATCTGGAAGGATGACTCTGTGTATTATCCTTTCTATAGAAAGATGGCAGATGATTCTATCCAAGGTCCTAACATAGCTGGCGGTATGATGACTGGTAATCCTTTGAATGTAAAACTTACAGGTTCTGAAGAAGCTGTTGATGTACCATTCTTACAAGCAATCTATAGAAATCAATTATCAATAGTGACTGCTGGCTCAAAGAATGATGCCTTACAAAAACTATTAAGAAACTTTGTTTTATCTGGAAGAGCAATAGAAATAGATGCAAAAGATGCTAGTGGTATGGATGTGCTATCAGCATATGTAAACGGCAGAAGAAGATTCTTTAGAGTTGATGATGCCTTTTATTTAAAAGGTTTAGAAAACTTAGGCATGGTAGATGATGCTGGTATTGTAAAAGCATTAGCGTTTCCAGCTACTGTATTGAGAGAGACTGTCACAAGAGACCCCGGTTTTGTATTGGTTAATATGTTGCGAGATACTTTGTCTGCAACTGTGACAAGTGGTGCTGGTATAACACCTGTAGTTGATACTTTTAAAAACTTTAAAGTATTTGGTAAAGAAGATTTATCTGACTTAGAAACATTTGGAGTATTAGGTGGGTATGATTATTCAGCAGATGGTGTGAGTGTAGTCAATTACACAAAGAGAATTCTTAGGGAAGAAGGTATAACAAACAATGGCTCTCTTAGTCCTATAGATGCAACAGTTAGATTGTGGGATTACTTAGGTAGAAAAACCTATGAGTCAGATGGTGCTACAAGAAAGGCTGTATATTTAAAAGTATTAGAACAAACTGGCAGTCAAGCCGAAGCCGCTTATCAAGCCGCAGAAATAATTAACTTTTCTAGAAGAGGAAGTAATCCTTTCTTTAGATTGATAACTACAGCTATTCCATTCTTGAACGCAAGAATACAAGGACTAGATGTGTTGTACAGAAGCATGACTGGTAAATATTCTGCATCAAAGCCGGGAGCGACTTTCACCTCTCCTATGACAAAACTCTCTGACAACACGCCTGATGCACAATTACAAAGAGATGTCATAGCTGGATTTATAACTAGAGGTGGAATGTTAATGGCGATAACAGCTATGTACTATGCTCTTGTATCAGATGAACCTGAGTATCGTGCTAGACGAAGAGAAGAACGAGATGACAACTGGATGATATTTACAGGTAATGACCTACCACCTTTAAAGATACCAGTACCTTTTGAAGTAGGAGTTTTGTTCAAGACATTACCTGAGAGATTAATGGATACTATAGCTGGCAGAGGGAGTCTAGAAGATTTAGGAGAGTCTACTCAGAGGGCAATCACAAATACTTTTGGCGTAGACCCTTTAGGATTTCAAGCTATCAAACCTTTGTATGAAGCTTATGTAGATAATAAAAGTGGCTTTACTAGAAGTCCTATCGTTCCACAGTATATGGAGGAAGGTCTAGAAGATTTCCAGCAGTACCGAGAAAACACAAATCAACTGGCTGTGGCAATAGGTAGAGCGTTTAATATGTCTCCTTTAAAACTAGAGTATGCTTTGAATGGATATGGCGGTACATTAGGAGGATACCTTCTAAGCTTAATAGACGGCACTCTAAGGCTCGCTACTGGCAAAGACATCATACCCCCTAGGATTGACCAATTACCTCTCCTGAAGCGTGTATTAGGTTCTGAGATAGGAGGAGGCTTACAGCAAGATTTCTATGAACTGAGACAAGAAAGTGCCAAGGTAGTAGCAACCCTTAACAGACTTAAAGAACGAGGCTTATATGACGAGTATGAAGCTTACAGAAAGAACAACGAAGGTCTGATTAGAACAAGGTCACAAGTATTGGCATTGAATAGATACATGACTAAGTGGAGAGACAAAAGAGACAGAGTCTACAGAAACGAAACTATTAGTCCTCAGCTTAAGAAACAGATGCTTGAACAATTAGAGATGGAAAGAAACCTAAGACTTTCTAAAGTACCTGAACTTAGAAGAGAAGCTGGTACATATATCAACTACAACTAGCCTTCGACATCAGCCAGCCTTCGACCCCCTTTCAACATCAGCCAGCCTTCGACCCCCTGATTTGTTTTCGTGAAACACTTGTGTGTGAAACATTGACCAGTAATATTTTCTCCAAACAGGAAAAATCTGGGTTGCAGGATAAAGCCAGAAATCAGCAAAACTGAAAGCCTTGTAGTACAAACTATGACTGGTAATATTTTCGATGGAGCTAAAAAATCCAGCTCGCAGGTGGGAGTTGTTTTGGATTAGAAGTCTAAAGCTTCGCCTAGTTTTTCTATCAGCTTTTCTTCTTTGAATGGTTTGGTTCTAAAGAACCCTTTGTGTTGTGGATGCCTAGCATGGAACAACCTAGCATAGAAAGATATGTAATCATTACTAATCTTGAAGTCTCCTCCTTGAGTTTCTATCTCTCTATCCCAGCGTATCCGATTGATAATCGCCCATTGGGAATAATGTTTCCTTCCTGACTCTATCGCTCTTAGCGTGTACTCTTCAAACGCTTCCCACACTTGAGGATTTTTCTTATGCCAATCCCACCAATGCTTCTTTCGTTCTTCGAGTTCTTCCTTAAGCTGTTCCGCTAGCAGACTCATATCTCTAGATAGTTTTCATCCATGAATTCTGTCTCTTCAATATCTCGCCAAGTCCTTTCGATACCATCCTCGACTGGCTTGCCTTCATTGTCTATCCCATCCATGAGTTTATCGACAGCTTCTTCTAGAGACTCAGCTTCTACATGGTAGCATTGATAAGTCTTTTCTAGCATGATGACCTTTACTTTGTTAGCCATAAGCCTTACTCCTTATCGTAAAGTTCTATATCGACTTGTTCGATTTCAAAGTCATCTAGTTCTTCAGGCTCATTGCCATCGCCAACTCTTATTTCATTGTTGTGTTCTAACCACTTATCAGGATTATCTGTAATAGCAACATCCTCCCTCTCTCCATAAGAATTCATATAAGTAATTTTATAGGCAATCATTTTACTGACCTCCCCAACTCGTTAGTATCTTCAAAGTTAATGAAGTTTTCCACACTTATCTGAGCATCATCGCCATACTCTGTGCCACGAAAGATAACGAATATGTCGT